CAATATCTTTGTCCGAATCCAAACCAGAGTTCCAGAGAGCTGAGTTATGCTCAGACACTGGATCTTTTTGGTTGATGGTGGTCAGTGAGTTTTCAATATACCACTTACCCGTTGGACCTTGAAAAGAGTGAGACCACAACTGAACCCAAGGCATATCTTCATTTTGTGGTGAAGGTAGAAAACGAATAACGGCATAACCGTTACCAGATTTATCTACTGATGGTCGCCAGAAACGAGTATCCTCATAGGATTTCTTTTCTGATGTTCCACCAAGCTTGGTGATCTCGTTAGTTAACTTCTTGAGATCTTTGTTGCGTTGACGTTTTAGTTCTGCAAAGTTATTTGCCATATGTGTTACCTCGTATGTTTTTGTATGTTAATTGTATTTTTGTCTTATCCACTTTTTTCATTATGTAATGGTATACAGTCAACTGACCATATTCCTTAGTGCAGATTTATACCTTCCGATATCAAACGCCATAAAGGGCCGATACTTCTTGCACAATCTGCTGACCTCATCGTATAATGGGTCAGATAGTATATTATCATAATCATCCATAAATGTCAAGATGTCATTTAAAATAATTAATGTTTCTATACTAATTTCTTTTTGGAGGAACATACGAATGATCTCCGGATGTTCGTTCCGTTTAGTCTTAAAGAGATTATTTATCTCGCTTGAATCTAGATCCTCAAGAAATGATACTTCGTTGTTGAAGTTGTACGACAATGACTCTTGTCTCTGTTTCCATTTCTTGTACACAGATTCACATTCTTCTGTTAATAGATTACTAACGTATACTCTACCATTTTCAACAAAGTTTGCGACTAAGAATTCTTCTAGATAATTACCTTTAGCCTTACCTAGTCGCATAAAGACAAATCGGTCCTTTCTCTTATCAAAAGATTTCTCAACTGATCTTATCTTTTTGTCATATTTAAAGTAGTCGTAGTCAGACGTAAAATGGTTTTTGAGTGCTACGTATAATCCGTATGCGCACAATCCGTCCATATCAGTCCTTTATTGGTAATCTCGCACCAGAACTCACAACCATATTATCTTTGATTGCTTCCTTCTCTATTCTAGTTTTCATCTTAGCCGTAACCAAAGATGCGGCAGTCTCAACTTCAATATTGTTTTTTTCACAATACAAAAGAACAGCATCAATCATAGAGATTGGTGCCTTCTCTCGCATAATGTTAACAATATTTTTCTCAAAGTCTTTTTGACTAAGAATCTTCAGTTTTGCTTTTGATGGTTGTTTTTCTTCCATAGATACTGGCTGATGTTTATACAGTTTCATCTTCCTGAACTCCATCAAAAATTTCTACTTCAACTTCCAGAGGTTTTTTGGTGTTTCTTTCTTTTGCACGACGGATCGCATTTAGTCGTCGTTGTTCTTTATCTGCAAGTCTCCGAAACTTACGGTTAAGTCCTGTTGGGTCCGGCTTACCAAATTGCTTTGGTGGTTCTTGCACTGGATTGTCTGATCTCAGTCGCAAAATATTTGATGCAACATCTCTTGCATTATGAGGCAATTCTTGGTATAATCTCTTACCAGCTTTAGACGAATTACCCGCTTTCCTCAGTAGTTTTGCTTTCTTGCCGTTCATACGAATCTCCATTTGATGAAGACGCTAGTATACCACCATAGTCCGAACTTGTCAAGTAATTCAGACACTTTCCACAATTTAAATCATTTTCATATAGGCGCTTTAGCAAGTCACCCGAATTATCATAATCTGATTCACGGATGTCCCTGCAAACGCACAGAATCATTTTTGCTGTGCGTATGCTTCTAGGTGCTTGATGTATTCTCCAATACTGTGGTCACCGAAACTATCAATCTTGCCTTGTTTTAGACCATTCCAGATACCACGCAGTTTGTCTTTAGTTAACTGCCATCCAGTAAGATTGCGAACAAGACCGTATGCGTTGATGTAACGGGCTTCACCGTGATGTTTGTATCCCAGAATCGCCGGTGGAACTGTAGTTACGATATCGTTATTGTTTCTCCAACGATAGTGACGAACGGGGAGACTCTTGCAGTATTTGTCCCAACCTACTCGTGGTGAACCATAAGTGTATAACTCTTCAACTTCAGGCATATCACCGTCTAATACGCAACGAGCGGAAATGATTGTTGCCATTGCGGCACCGAGACTATGACCCGTTACCCACACTTTGCGTTTACCAACTGCTTTGGGTGTTAAGTCTTCACGAATCATGGGCCACAGTTCGTCAACTTCTGACTTGAACCCACGATGAACACGACTAACCGTCTCAGACAAAACTGGCAATGCCTGAAGATCTGCTTTAATATCATTGAATTCTGTGGGTTGTGTACCACGACAGGCGATCACCAAATCATTTTTGTTTTGAAAACGATATGCCTGTGATCCTTCACGATTGTAAAACTCTACCTGAGTAAATCCATAAGCCTTGACCGCTTTCTTTGCCGCCTTTTCATCAAGATATGCAATAGAACTAAGGTTGGCGAATAACGCACTCTTGTCCTGAAAACTCATTTTACTAATCATTTCTTTTTCTCCAGTTTTTTGATTCTTGCATCAAGTTCGGGCCACACATCAAACTCGTGCAACTCTTTACACGGGTGACTGTGTTTTTCCAATTGTGCAATGCGTTTTTCGAGTTCGTCTATCTTCTTGGTAACATACGGATACTTTTTTCTCCAAGCATCTGTAGGTTGTTCAAACCAAGTGAGACCCCATCGTTCAACAAGATAATCAAGGAACTGGTCTAGTTTGGCATAACACCATAGACCAGCCCTTGTGTCTTTAAAGTATGCGAGAAATGCAGCGCCTGCTAATGAACCTAGAATTGCTGTGTAGATCCATAATGTGTCGCTAAACAATCTGTCTAAGATTTCCATATCAATACCTCCGTTAGATGAGGTATTTATATTTTTAGAATACAGAAGTGATAGCTAATTGTTCAATTTTACAACTTTGTTTTTTGTTGTCTTGAGCAATTTTAATTTTTCCACCAACTTCAATTTTGCGTTTGTTGGTTGAAATGTCAACAACTTTATCTGCGTCAAGTTTTACGCTACAATTAACATCAATGAAATAATTATATTTTTCATCTTGAGCTTTGATGATTTGTTGATCTTCTCGTTCTACAACCGTGAATGGATCTGCGTATGTTGTTGTGCCAAATGTGATTAAGAGTATTGCTAATATTTTGTTCAATGTATTTTCCTTGTGTATGTTTAATATTATTTATACACTATCTTAACCAAATCTTAACATTTTTTTTATAAATATTTTCCGTTTGGATATCGTATGGTCGCAGTTCTTGCATTCTTGATTTTGATCCCCGGCGGACTACTCTACAGTGATCATATTGATCGTAAGATTGATGCGTGTTGGAAACGTGGTGAGTCTTTCTGCACCTATCGTATGAAACCTCTTAACTCACCTAAGCGTAAACGATATCTTGAATCACTGAAAGGTGGTATTGATAAAAAGTTAGAATGTGAGGTGTGGTTGAAAGCAGATGAAGAGTTTGCAATAAGTGTTTTAGGATGCGACCCTCTTGCTGTAGTAGACTTTGATAAATCCTGCCCGTTTGATGCTCCCTCTATGCGAGGTATTCAGGGTTGCCGCCCACGGTGGGCTTAAGATTCTGTCAAAAATGAAATGCTGTCTTTGTGGATAACAATCTCTTTACCTTCTCGTTTAATGGGCAAAAACTTCCTTTCATCATTCATAACATCAGACAAACGACATCCTGTCGGCAAATATACTTCACAGTCTAGCCAACGAGTTCCGTCTGATAATGATACCACAACATTTACTATTTTATGAGTTTCCATAATATTATATAGTCAATAAAAAAGGGGTGCCGAAGCACCCCTTCCGGTTACACAAGTAGGTAACCAAATGCGAACCCAAGGTTCAGACCAATCGAGCAATAAAGAGCCATTTCCTTTTTGTAGTCAATGGGTACAAACTCCATAACTTTGTATGTTGTTTCTACTTTCTTTTCTTCCTCTTTCTGTGTCATCCCCTGTTGTTCTGGACGAAGAGGGACGACATTATCCATGCCATTACTCCTCGTTGTCTAACACGATGTAAGCGATATTTGATTTGTTCAAGTGAACCTCAGTACCGCTTGGTTGCATGAAAGGTATGAATTGACGATCATCATTCATAATCCAAGGGATGACATCCTTTGGCTTAAGAGTGATTGTCTCTTCTCCTACCAATTTACCATGTATCGTGTTTCCATTAACAAACGTTACTTTAACACGCATGAGTCTGTACTCCCTATCCTTAGTCAGCGAGAGGGTTGTCCAGTGCAGTTTGAATCTTACTATTCAAGCGATCTTCAACCGCTTTGATTTTCAGTTCTGTATCTGTCTGTAAACTCTCCCTACGATTGTCAAAACGTTCAGTCGCCTTGTCAATCATATCTTTGACTTTATCTTCCATTTCCCGATTCTGGTCTTCGATTCTGTCCACATTCTTCTCCATCCGATTGAAGTCATCTCTCAGATCGTTCTTAATGCTTCTTGAGTAATCTATCGCTTCATCTAGTTTTGTCTCAATGACGTTGTTTCGAGCTTCTATCTCTCCCACATCGATGTTCTGGATTATCTCCTTCATATCCATGTAGTCCTTATAGAATTCAAAACCACCCCAAAGTCCACCACCCAAAGTGGATAGTGCCGTGAGAAGAATCATCATCTTCCCACCTTTGAAGGTCATTCCCGCAAATTCTACTTCAGCCATGTTTACTCCTCATCGTCAGCAAACTGCAAATTCCGCAGCTGCGCGACCTCTGCTTGTAGTCGTTGTATCTCTAGTCTTCTTCTTTCTAGTTCCAGCTTATAGAGAGTGTTACAGTTCAGACGTTCCTTTGGTTTGTCTAACGGGATTGTAATCTTTGCATAGACACCAACGTCTTTGACAAGTTCGTTTGAGTCATAATAGTCCGGCATGGTATAGGAACTTCCGAACCTATTATTGTACGGACCATTTTGGTTTAGAATACCCACAACGCCAAACTCTAACGCCGTAGCGCCACCGATAGCGTTGGAACATTCTAAGTTACCCGCTCGTACTCTGTCTGATGCATATGAACCTGGCGAGTTAGGAAGAGCCAAGTTCAAAGAACTCGATTCACCAAACGCACGATCACATATGATCACTAATAACACTAATACTAATATTCGCATAAGTTTCATTTCACTTTCGAGCAAACCCTCGAAGCCATAATTGATCTCGTAGATCCGTCTTGAAGAGTGAGAGACTTAGTACAAATATAAGTTACCCTATCTCTGTTACTCTCCTGAATATAGACATCAAATCTCTTTGTATCAAGATACTCTACATTAATTGTTTTCCCGCCTTGGACAATGAAAGGAATTTTCTTCCAGTCACTATCATAGACGCCTACCCTATAATACCGTATGTCATCACGTTTATTAAACAATTTCATACTTGCCTTCAACACACCCCCAATATGAGTTGTTTCCAACTTTGGGTATGTTGGAGTAAAGTCGTGGGCAAGCGAGGCTTGCCCACTTATTAGTATAATCAACGCTAACATAATCTGTTTCATATGATATTCCTTAAATTGCGATACACTCCGCAGTTACTACTGCTTGGTATTGTCCGCCCGGAAATGCCTTGTTGTATCCATAGTCTGCTTCTGACTCTACTTTGAACCACGTAGAACCAGCGATAGACAAGTCTACCTCAGTGACGTTATCATATTCAACTTTACTGGTATCGTAGGCAGACATCGAAGCGTCTGATACTTGGTCAACAGACGTGCTGCCAGTCCAAGTAACAACGTCGTTCAAGACAGGAGATTCGGTAAAGGAAGTAGGATGGGTAATTCTAGCCATGTAATAATCAGCCTGAATTACGTCAAACCGTACAACCGGATGTACACCGCCAGATGCACTCGCCGTAGTGAGCACTTCAGGTGATGCGTTACCGTAAACTCCCGCAGTGTCTTGCGTTACGATGCACTTAGATTCCACCGAACCACTGATGGGAACCTCTTCCGCAAACGCACTAGCACAAAAGGTCAACAATACCGCCAATAATGTAAGTGTTTTATTAAGCATTAGATGCTCTCCCTTTTCTGTTTGTTTACTTCTCATATTGTAGTTTGACAAGTTCTTGATGCTTCATTTCTGAAGCAAGTCCTTGTCTCAATCCTCTGCTGTTTGATGGTATCTTAGCATCGGGAGGCATAGCTCCGTCAGGATAAGATCCACCAACCAGTTGAGCTTGATAAGACTGGGGGATTCCTCGCAACGACATTAACATATCGTGCAGACGTTGTGCATCGCCCGCAATGTCCGTGTCATTAACAATACCGAGAAGATCTTCCAATCTTTTTTCAATTTCTTCTACTTTTTCTAACGCCTTTTTCCTAGCTCTTTCTTTTTCTTCGTCTTCCTGCGCTTTTCTGTTTGATTTCCTATCAAGTTCTTCTTGTACTATATCATCATCTAATGGGTCATATACTTCAACCTCATTCAATTCAATAACAAAAGGATCTTGATAGCCTGGACATTGTGGATTAGACTGCGGATCAAAACACGGATCGTATTGATATGTGTAGTACACTTCCGGATTTTTAACCGTACCAAATCCCTCTACTTCAATTGATCCTGCACCCCAATAAGAGATGTCAATGTAGTCAACGGGTACCGCCTTGTTGATTGAGTTGCCTGGAATACCAGACCAATCGTCTGTAGATCTGAAGATGTAACCTGGCCCTCGTGCATTTTCATTCTGCACATGAACCAACATATCATCTTCGGTGTTCTTTTCTACCTCGTACCGATATACTACGTTACTAACCTGAAGACCAGCCTGTTGCGGAAGCACACGAGTCATTACCCAGTTCAAACCAAACTGAGCAGCGTTGTTCGTAGTTCCGTATACGGGAGAAGTGTCAAACTCTTCAGATAAGGAGTAACAAGAGTAAACCAGCAACACCAGCACCGCCAAGCAGTGTCTTAGTACCTTCATTCATCCCTTCCTTTTCTTTAACTCCAGGCTGAAGTTCTTCGTTGGTAGCCCATGCTGCTTTTGCTTGCTCACCGATTAGTCCATCATAAGGACATGGTGTACCTGCCATCATCATCGCATCAAAAACCCGTGGATCTTGACACATTGTAGAGACTGCTGCAACTTTCATACCCATATCATATAAGGTCTTAGAAAGTTTCAGTCGTTCACAGTTCTCGTCGGTAACTTGCGTTCCCGTTGAGATACCTAGAATTTGTGTTTGAATTGCACCAGCAACCCCGAACGTACACAAGTCCGAGTTAGACGTGTTAATCGTTGGAGTAATAGCTGACGCAGGTGGCGACTTTAAAGTCGTTGTCGTTGTCGAGTTTGTATTCACATTGCTATCTGTGATTGATTCAGTTCGAATCGTGTCATCAGGGGGTGTCACTTCTTGTCCAAATGTCACACTTACACATAAAGCCATAACAAAGAATAGTAAGTATCGCATTACCATATCCTAGTTATAATGTTATTGTTATTTATAAGAATTAGTTGTCAACTAAGATAATATCGAAGAGTGCACCACCACCCATAGAGTTACCGGCATCTGCTCTTACTTCTATATCAGTTTTTTCTGAAAAAACTAAGGGAACGGGATAGTCGTAGTCGAAACTATTGGCAAAGACACCAAACTGCCCTTTGACATTGAACACGGTGGTACCAAAGTCGCGAGAGACTAATCTAAAGATAGCATCTTGATTTTTGTCCACAGTACCGTGGAGTTTAAGTAGGTAACCAGTTTTGCCTGCGGGAATGGTGTAAACTGCCATAAGAGTCTGGGCCGCATCTGCTTGGATATATGCAACAGTACCAGTCGTGGTTATTGTAACGTTACCGTCGTTATTTTCTGATACCATTCTTGCACGAAAAACTCGTGAGAATTGTGCCGTTGATG